CCCGCCAGAGTAAATAAGAAGTGGATAAAGTAAATTATAGAAATAACTACCAGGATGCTTCCCATGGCACACTCAAAATCTCCTGACCCGAGCTGAATAGTCTCGTGGCGTAGACCTACCTGTATGCAAACGAACCCAAATATAAAACAAACACCAGCTACAAGATGATGCAGATCAACATACATGGTTAGTCCTCACTCGGTAATATTGGTTCTGGGTAGCATCGGCAGTTTGGTAAACATCCGGCGTGGCCAGTCATATTGTCCAGCTCGGGCGGGTCGTCCCAAGCCACTACTTTACCTTCCATCTTACGGTGGCTATCTCTCACATCCCCATCACGACTGGTGCGCCATATATAGTGCGTGGATCCAATATATTCCGCTCTTGCTTGGGTAAGAGTGGAGGCTGTTCTTGCTACTTCTGTTCTTGCTATACAAATTGCCTTGGATGCTGATACCTGATTCTGGCGCATGATCTCTTTTGCTATATCACCGGCACGTTGCCCCTCAGTAATCCCCTTTAGCGTTAGCTCATGGACGCGCTTGGCTGCATCCAATGGGATTGATGTAATGAGGTCTACCTGTAATGTCAGTAACTCCTGCGTACGCTGGCCTATGGGGGTATCTTGTAGCTCTTTTCGGAGTTCCCTGCCCATGACCTTACCAAGATTCCACCACGCCCGCTCATCGCTCTGTGAGACTTGGGAAATCATCCGACTGGCGACCGCTTTTGCCCATGGTCGTATCAGTCTTGCGTAGTTAGTTAAGGCTTGATTCAACTCCTCTACGTTATCCACAATACCATCTGGTGCCATGTGGCGGATAAAGGAATCTATCTGTCTAACCACCTGTCGTAAGTTACGCAGATACTCTAGCTCTAAGTGGTGAGCCTTCTGGAACCGTTCCTTAGCAAACTTGGCTTGTGACCTATAGGAGCCTACGGCGTCCGCGGTCTTTTGATTTCGACTTTGGCTTAGGTTTGTCTTTAGCACTCTCTTCTCCATTCCCCTTTACCGTTTCGGATTGCTCATTAACTGGATCATCTGGTGCGTCCCCACCTTCGCCCATGCCCATTTCAATCGGTGGTAATACTTCATCCTCTGCCGCCTCTATATCCTCATCCGTGATGTTTGAGAAGATGCCGGTGATCTGGCTAGACTGGCGTAATTCCATCATTGAAGCTTTCGGAGATAAGAGGCCACCGTCTTTCGCTTTCATTACCGCATCTACAGTGTCGTTGGCTACTCCGGCTTTCTTCTCATCATCCAGTTGCCACAGTGGGTTAAATTGAAGCTTAAAACCCTGCGGTACTTTAATCCCTTCTGATGCTGCGATGCATCTATAAATCTTGGTGACTGGGATCAGTAAAGAAGTATTCTGTTTCTGGAGTATTCCGTCATAGTAGGTTCGCAGGTCGGACTCACCAGTGGAATTAAGTCCTGCTGGTGATTGTCCAAAAAGCCTGACAAGTGGAATCTGTAGTGCGCCTGATAGTTGCTGCCCGAACTGAAGTAGCACGTCAGACAGCCCACTGAATGCTTGATGCTGGACTCCCTCAAACTCATCCTCCGTATCCATGATAGTAACGCCCTCGATCCCTTGGAACCGGCGCATCATATTCATGTAAGCAGTTAAGCCTTGTAGTGCTTTCCCACCCTGCGCCACTAATGAGCGCATGTCCTTAATCTTGTAAGTGCGGATGTATGCTTTATAAACTAACTGGGCAGCTCCCATTGAAGCACTATCAAAAGCAACAAGACGATCATAGAGTCTTTCCAGTACTGAGATACCCCACAGGTTCTCCATCAGCTTTTGCCAGTAAGGTAACTCTTCCCCTTCCATCCGAACTACCCGGCTATAGTGGATCTTCTGGTTAGCGAGTCCTGGAGCCATTGCAGTTACGTGGTAGAACTTTGGCAACCCCATTTCTGGTCCCATCTCGGTAACCAGATCGTTGAGTGATGGCTCAACCATCCAACGATCTAGCGTAAGTAATCCACGAAACTGACCTTTACGAACCGTCTCTATACGAAACGGAGTCGACATATCCTGACCATCTATTAGAAATACTGCTAATGCGCCACCGTACAATCTATCCCAGCGTATTGTCCTACCGAGTATTGGCCATATCTTCAATGCTGTTGCGGCTTCCTCAATCGTTTCTATTTCATCTGGCTTCATCTGAGACTTAATGAGTACGCCTGCGCGGGTCATATCATCAGCCACTACATTGATGGCCACACCGCCCAACCAAGATCCACGATGTATCCACTCAAGTAAGGTGCGGTTGCGAGTTATCGGGTTGAAACCATAGGTCCCGGAACTGAGCGGGTTGTCGGTGCCAACGCCCATGTTCATCGAATAATTCACAAACGAATCCCAAGTCTTTACTGACAGTCCGTCCTTATCCGCAGCTTTGGCTACCTTATCACGGGCGGCTGAGTCTTTAGTCAGGGCAGAACTTGCTGCGCGCTGTATACTTTTTTTAGCAGTCATCCTTACCCCAAATTTGTGTAGAAAATGCTTGCATATTTAATAAACTTTATATATAATGTTTCTACGGTTGCAGAGCAGCGCACCCAAAATGTCGGCCACGGGCAACAGTGGCACAGTATCCTACTAAACAGGAGTCCTACCATGAAACATCTTCATACTCTGTACCCATCAATTATTGATTACGCACAATCCAAAGGTTCATCTGCCAAAACAAAAAATGGAGCTAGAAAGTTTCTACTTGCTAACCTAGGTACTTCAGTTTTTCACTTCAATAACACTCTACAGCAGAGGTTAGAGCGCCAGACCATTCAACAGAAGTACAAACAGACGCGCAGTAATAAAACAACCGATGGTAGAGCCATGGCTCTCGGTTACCCACTAACCTCACCGCAGTGGGATATGTGGGTCGAGGCAGAGCGTGAGAACCGTGCTTACGATCTGTTTGCTCGCACGCAGCCGGCACGTACACATTATGGTGAGATTGTAGCAGTGTGTGTAGATACCCCTAGATACAACCTAGAATGGAAACAGTCTCTTGATATAATGCGCTTAACGACCCTCATTCCAGAAACCTATGACACAATAAAATTTGATAGGAAGTCACGGGCTTCTGGCTCTGCTACCCACCGGGAGTTGTACGATTTTGATGGAGAATCGTCAGTAGTTCTGGTGCGCACCACCGAAGGTACTAAATATGGCGTAAAGACTACCAGCAAAACATATTACCTACTAACCGCGTCAACTGCCACAGAGATTAAACTCAACGTGGCGCACCTTGCAAAAGGCGGTTTTCCTTTCGGGTACATTATCGCAAAAGCCAACGGTGATATTTAATCCTACTTATTAGCCAGCCTTGTTATCTTGGCTGGCTAATTTTTTGCCCACCGCGTTAGAAAATGCCAAGGCTGCATTCCAGTCATCCGGACTATCTGTGGCTATCGGTACATAATCCTGCTCATCTTCACACCACTCAGTAAGTATCGGCTCAGACATGTTGCTGTAATCCTGCAAAAACGATAGGGTTGATATAGGTACGTAAAGATTCCGCAGGTTTGTTGCCGAGTTTCCTAGCTACCGCAGTCGCGACTTTAAGTTTGATCATGTTCAGTTCCTTTTCGGTGCTTGGTATTGGTGGTACTAACTTTTTTATTTCTGAGCTGGCAGTCTGAGTAGCTACTACGCTGCGGATGTCATGTACTTTTTCTCCACCTAATTTCTTCCACTCATCACGCAGTTTATTATCACTAACATTAAAAATACGCTCTTCGGGTTTCTTGCCGGACACCATTTTAGCTATGACCGGATCGTTATAGCTATGTTGTTGACGCACACCTTCTTTCCCGATGAAATCGAAATGAACTGTATCCCCGTCTACCTTTACATGTTTTCCAAGTAATGTTGATGCACCATACGCTTGTTGTCTGGCTCCTGTATCAGTTGTGCTTCCAACTCTAAATCCTGTTTGGGTTATCAGGTAAAGACATTTAGCACTTTCTACATTCTGTTCGGCTTGCTTTTTTAGAATGCCTACTATAGCCCCCATTTTTGGTATCAGATTACTGGTTATGCGTTGTTGTTTTTCAGCTATCTTACCTTCGCGGTACGCGCTATCCTCAAGCCTCTGCCGTCTGCCTTTGGCATCAGTGCCGGAAGCTATTATGCCTTTATCATTATTTTTACCATGATACGTAACATTAGACCAAGCTGGTGGAATTGACACCCCATCAGATTTTGCTGAGATAAACGCCTTGCGGTCTGTCTCAGACTTCCCGGCTATATTTTTTTCAAATGTTTCTTTAGCCTTTTGTTCCTTTGCCCCGACTATCTTACTACCTGAAGAGCCTCCACCAACACCAAACTCACCATTAGAAGCCCGTGGGTGCTCTGATTCTTTAAATTCAGGGGTATCATGGAAATAGATGTGGATATGTTTAGCCATTTACTTTTTCTCCTAAGAGTAATTTATTCGTTTCCCTACCCCGGTGAATTAGCTAATGCTTCCCATACGCCCATGTTACCGCGTCTCTGTATGAATCCATCTAATCCATATCGTACGGCGTCAAATATATGGTTGTGCTTATCCAAGATAATTGGAAGCACCTCTCCAGTTTTTGGATCCTTCTTGTA